GAGACAGGATCAACTCCTAATGTATCATAAGCCAAACCAATGAGACGCGAAAGATTCAAATATATCGGTGCATGACGATCACGAGGAACTCCAGCCCGCCATTGATACTGAGGAAAAGGACGCCAAGGAACAACTAACGCAATTGTTGGATTATGGAATTCAAGATTAAAGTTTGCTGATTCAATGAAATGTCTTTTCAAATAACTAGGACCTGTATAAACATGACTTAACACTTCATTATTAACCACTCTCAAATAGGTTTTAATCGAAGTAAACTCCTCAAAGTTCTTCATTTGGATGTTATGTGAGATTAACAAATATTGAGCAAAACTCTCAACATTAATATAATCACGAAGATTTCTAGGATAAACTTTGAGATAATCATCACCATAAACCCAAATACTGATAAATCGTTTACACAATGCATCCCAAATCAACTTACGAATTGCTGGTGTCTGTTTCTCCATGACGTTAAACACATACGCCAACCAATAAACGACACCTACAACCCACGAATCACCATGAGAAGTCTCTAAAGATCCCGACGGCATTACTCCAATTAACAAAATAAAGTCTTTTATCCACCGTACGGTCTTACCAGCAAGCTGCTCTGCACAACTCTCCAAAATATACTGAAACATCCGATAAGATGGATCAGCATCATCACGTTGTACCCAGATTTGTGCAAACATAAGGTAAAGCAATAAAGGCATAGCTGTAATCGAAGTATCAAGAGATTTAATGTCACCAGACCCAACAAGCATGTCACCAGCACTAACACGCTCATATGTACAACAGACATTATCAGGAGAATCACCTTCCAAACTAATTCTACGATACTTATCAAACCGATCACCATGCATCGCATCATGGAGTAACTGAGCACCTCCACGAGTCCAAGTAAATCCAATAGATATATTCACGGTCATATTCTTTGCTGATTCGCGACCAAATACATCCATACAATCTGGAAAATAAGTTCTCTCGCCTTTGACTCGTGTCAAGAAAAATTTATGTAGCATTGAATCATTAGACAAGAAAAACAGTCGAGATTTAAAATACAACTCTCGAACAGTCTCATCTGACATAGTTCCCAAATCAATAGCTGACAGATTCTGCTCTTTAATTGACAAAGTTGTTATCATCTGCTTGATATATTTCTCATAAGGTACTCCTCCTTCTTTAGTATTATCAAATGCAACAAAGACGGCCTGCAACATTTCACGCATCATCGTAGCTTGAGCCTGTTTCTTAGAGGGCTTAGACGTAAACTTAACTTTTAGATAAGGATCTAACTGCACATCTTTCATTTTATCCCAATTTCGATAACCACACTTTGCATTATTATACGTGAACAAATCCAAATCGTCAGGTTCAAAAGTAAATTTAAATTTCTGCAACTTAACACAATACAAATAATAAAAATTCAACGACCGATGAACATCGTTGAATCTAAATTCTGGCAGAAAACTAACATAACTTTTGGGCAAACGAGACAATTTATCACCCAATCCAAGCAAAGGGTTG